ATACCTATTCATACTTGACGCCTAATAATTTTTTTGGCTGTCTCAGCATCTTGTGGGTTAATAAACAAATCCTTTTTGTTCTCTATGTCCACAGCTATTGCTTCTTGTAATGCTTTAGCAAACTTGTAGTCGTGTGGTGTAAATGGTTTATTCATTGTGCATCACCATGCCTGTTTGTGACATGCCACATGAATGATTTGTTTAATGATACCTGTGTTGATCCGTACAGCTCTAAGGTACAAATCTCACATCTCATAGTCCAATAGTTGTACTTATGGTTTTTGACTTTATCCGGTTTGCCTTTGAATTTGGTCATACAACCAAGCATCACCAGGAACGATAAACCTAGTGCTACAAGTACACCTAGTATTATTTGTGCAACTACTTCCATCATTTTAACCCCAGTTTCTTTGAACAGGCAGGCCATGCGCCCCACCCTTGTATTTTGTGTAATGCCTTAGCCCTAACAAATTGTTCTCTGGTACTTGCCCGGCTTGGTAAACCTGTTCCACCAACATATTGCCAACTGCGTTCATCGAATTGGAATAGGCCATGATATTTTCCTGTTTTGCTAACCACGTTAGGTCGCAAACTTGATTCACACATTGCTAATGATTTCCAAGGCTCAGGTAAATCATCAGGTGCAGGTGATGCTAGTAAAAGTATTGTCATCAGAACCCCGGTGTAGTCCATGGATCGTCCTCTCCACCGGCAGCTTGTATTTCAGCTGTTTGATGGCTTTGTGGTATCCCTGTTTGCCATGCACTAATGTTATCCCCTAAATGGCCTGCTTTATGGTCATCAAATAAGGGTCTTACATCAGCGAATGTCAAATTACTGTCTGGAACAATGCGTTTGTCTTGTTTGTTTAATGCGAATTGAACAAATGCATTATGTCCTGTTTTATCGTCCAAGCGTTTTTGTACGCCTAGGAATGTGTCAAGAATTGAAAGCAGATAACCAATCTGTTTAGGTGTGGCACGCTTTTCAGCACTTGCATTATAGCCATCACTTATGACATCTGTTTTGGTTCTGAATTTAAGTGGTGTGACGTTTGTTTGTACTGGGTATGCACCTAATTCTGCACCCAAATTGGCTTTAGCCATTTCCTCCCTTGATGGTCTTTGTTCATGCCCATCAATTTTGCCTGGGAATATGTAATTTGCTAAAGCTCTAAAAATTGCTGATGATTCACAATTCTCCATAGCATTGCGAGCATTAACACCTTTTGCTTCTGTGTGTTCATCAGCTAAACCTGTAGACACTTGTCTGTCACCAACAAATATTTTTGCCCTGACAATGTAATGACCTGTCTCAGCTTTGATCAATTCAGTTTCAACACGTCCATCATCTTTATGCATTTCCCAAAAGCGTTTAAGCCTTTCAGCTCCTGGTTCATAGTTGTCTAAATTAAAGAATCCCATTTATGCCCCTTGTTTAATCTTGTTTATTTCCTTTTCATCAAATCGTCTGTGACCACTAGGTAACACTTTGGCTTTGATGATTTTGTTATCGGCCCAACGCCTAACAGTTCTTTCACTAACATGCAAGAGAAGTGCAACTTCACTTGTCTTAAGCATTTGACCCATAACTAATATTAACATAATGTCGGCCAAGTCGGTCAATCTTTATTTAGGGTGTGTCTAACCCCATTCTTGCCCATCTGCAATAAATTTGCCTTTGTTGTTAATAGGTACAAGCTGAGGCACAACATGATTATCTTGTACATACAACATGCCAAAACCCTGTTGCCAGTTAGCAGCCTTTTCCTTAATGTATGAAGCACCAGATGAACGCAAATCCATAAGGTTGCCACACTCCATCCCCCAGATGGTGTTTAGACGGCCTCCAAAGCCCCTAGAAGCACTTGAGATGCCCATCCTATGGGTATGACCTATCACGCAATTCTGTCCCGTCCTGAGTGCCAAATTAAGCCCTGTCAATCCTGCCGTTGTATACATGCGTCCCTCATCACCATGACCCATCAAAACTCCTGGTGCAATAAAGTCCATGTGACGTTGGTAAGTAATTTTAAGCTTGTCTAATCCCAAAAGATTTTCAATGCGTAAAGCTGTGACAGATTCAAAAGCAGGTGCGTTCTTGTAGATGTACTTTTCAATTCTTTGGCTGTGATTAGATCGCTGTAGCACAAATGGCTTTTTGTTACCCAAGGCTTCTCTGAAATCTTTTAACACATTGTGAGCTGTAATAAAATCTCTTTGTAGTGTTCTTTCAAATTCTGCTCTAGTGCCTTTATTAAACACACCTAACTGTGGGACATCTATTTCATCACCCACACAAAACAGGCCATCTACTTTTGTCTCAAAAATAAAGTCTTGTAGGGTTTCAACGTTCCTTTTATGATGGAACGGAATTTGCAAATCTGAAATGATTACGTAACGCTTAATCACTTACCTCTTTTTCTTGAGGTCGATTACATCACTCCATATCATATCAGTTCTAGTCTGCAATTTTGTGATTTCAATTTTCATATCATTCATCTTGTCCATAAGTGATGACCCACCATTTGGGAATAAGGTTTGTTTTATTTTTGTTTGCATCACCACTAGGCGAATCATCAACACAAGTATAGTTGCTGCCAGACTTGTTATTGCTGTGATTTCGTTAATGGTCATCTGCCGTCATGCCAATCAGGATCATAAAAATCGTCATCATCTGGATCACCAGGTTGTGCTGAGTATTCAAAGTTTCTGTTTGCAAAATCAATCATGCCCATAGTTGTGTATTCGGGCATTCCGGGTGCACCAACAATTCTTAATTTCTTGATGCCTTTAGAATTGTACGTTTCCAAAAGCACAACATAACCTGTGACAAGTTCGCCTTGGTCATGAACAACATTGATCATGTTTACAAGCTGATGGGCCATAACATCAGGGACATCAACCTTGCGTTTCTCAGACATTTAGATCAACACCATTAAGTTTGTTTGTCCAACCAAGATATTTTGATTTCCATTTATCTTGTACGACTGTGTAATAGATTAAACCTATTTTGTTTTTGTCAGGTAAATCAGTACTCCACACATAGCCAGGCTTATGAGATTGAATTGCAACATGCCCATACTTGCCACCTTTCCAGAAGTGTGTTGCCCCTAGTGGTGCTTTCATAGGATCAGTAAATCTGTTTTTCTTAGGTGTGTTATCCCAAGCCAATATGGCACTAGGATATTTTGCTGGTAGTTTCCAAGCTTGTCTGCAAGTCTTTAGGCATAATCCTTGAACATTTGTTTTGCCCTCAATATGCCAGGTTTGCATTTGGTCGGCTGCATCTTTGCCTGACCACATAACTATTGTTCCTTAGATTCGCTTACGTTGATGTTGCCAAAAGTTCCATCATTAGGGTTCAACCAACGCAACAACACCGGTAACACAGCAGCTAAACCTGCTGATAGCAATAGTTTTGGATCTGTTACTCCTGCAAGATAGCAAGCAATTGTAGCAGCTAAAAATGAACGGCCGTATGAAGCCAGGATTGCTTTGTAGTTTGTCATAGTATTGAATCAATCTCCTCTGTTGTTAAACCAAGTTTTGTGTAAGCAGATATTCTTAATGCTTTTGATTCTTCAAATTGTGTTTGTTGTGCGTTAATTTCTGTTTGGCGTGCTAATTGTTGTTCAATAAAAGAATCTTTGTTTGCACCCAATAGTTCAATAATTTGATTATCTATACCAACAAAGATTTTGTCATCTGTTTTTTTTGTCATTTTAGTTCTTTCTAAATCCGTATATGCTGACTGCGCCTGTTGTCATTGTTCCTGAGCTTCTTGAAATAGTAAAACCATCATAAGCTGTAGCAACATCATGAATGTAGCCACCATTGTAAGCAAGGTATTGTCCTGCTGAATTTAAACCTGTTGATTGTATTGTTCCTATAGTTGGTGTTGCAACAGCAGGATTTATGATTTCAATTCTTGCCATCACATAAGGTGTTGTCAAACTTGAATGAGTTGAAGTAAGAGTTAAAGCAGAAGCACTATTGTTTACAAGATTTTGTGCACCAGAAGCGCTGTTAATTCCAACATAAAAATTGCTGTATGAAGCACTAGAGTCTGTTCCTGATACTCTAAATTTTAAATCAAAACTTGAAGTTGAACCTGTCACAGTTTGTAATGAAAATATAACTAAATAATTGCTATAGCTAGCGTTAAAAACATTGTTAAAAGATTGTGATGAAACAGCTGATAAAGCCGTTGTGCTTATATGAACAAGTCCGGGGGCTGCATAAACACCAAGAGTGCTGTCAATATTGTTGCCAAGTGTGCGAATCGCACTAGCACCATCTTTGACAAGAGCTGTATCAGCTGGAGTTGTCCAGCCGTTATTGGTAGTCGTAGGCATGTGTTAATTAACTCCTAATAGTGCGTGAGCCCAGTCTAGTTCTGGGTCTAGTGTATTCCATAATTCACCAGCAAAGACATCTTGCCACGCCACAGCCTTGGCTGAGAATGTGACATCAGAAACATTTAGATCAAGCCTGGCACTAAACCTGTTAATTGTCCAAGTCCAGCCCTCAACATACCCAAAGAAATCGTGTGCATAAAGGTTGCTAGGAAAGTTTGTGATAGATAAAGGCATACCAAAGAACACACCTACAAGGGCGTTGAGAAGCGTAGAAGTCATAGTCGGTGTATCTATTTGAACACCAATACCTGAAATGACCGGATGAGGCTCAGCATTTAACAACACAATCCTGTCAGCATAAGTATCAGCATCAGCTGAGTTCTTTAGCAAAGTTGTGATGCTTTGAGCGTTACGCCCATACAGATCAACAGAATCAGCATCAATAGTTTGAGATGATGCAGGAGTGCTGCCATAGTTAATAATTGCATCATTAGTAATGTTGTCTTTAGAAGTTGTGATACTGATGCCGTCAGACAAAATAAAGTTTTTGCTCAAATCAATAAAACCATTAGCTGTCAAATAATCTGCCCTGTGGTCTTGGTCAGCGTAACCAATTAGCCCACCAGGTGTTTCATACAATTGACCCATACCAGATGTAGCAACTAAAGCTGCATATTCGTAGGCATTTGTTAAATCAGTTGTTTGTGTATACAAAGTAAACAAACCAGGTGTGTCAATTTCAGTAGAATCAAAACCACGTAAATCTGTCCAAACCTCTGTGGTGTAATCAGTCCAAACTTTTGTTGCAGGTAATTCGTCCCAACTTAAAGCAAGTGCCTCATCAAGGACCGACAGCATTCTGTCACCCTCAAGTTGCTCAGCGTAGCCAGCAGCATTCACATTAAGGATTGCTAACCTAGCCAAAGCACTTGTACAAATCAAATCAGTCACAGTTGTCACAGTTGTGCCAGAATCTAAAACAGTTGTTTGAATATCTGTAACATCACCAGTAAAAATTGTGGTAGGTGTTCCGGCATAGTTATCTATCTTAATTTCAATATCATCATTCAGATCAACAGTTTCAGCATCAAAATTTAGAAATGCTACACGTGCATAACCTGCCTGTGATTGTTGGTCAATGCTTTGACGGCCAAGTGAAATACTCACACCCTCAATAACATTTGTTTGCAAAACATTGTTGAGATAAACTTTGGCGTTGTTAGCCCAGGTCATCTAATGCCAACACCTAAAGCTGATTGAGATAATTTGTTTACAGTCACAGATTTGGCTGCTTTGTTTACAGCACTTACAACTGTCCTAGCTGTAGCAATTTTGTCCACAGCACCAGACACATTAACGTTTACAGTCGTGCCACCACCACCACCACTTGAGTTGCTAAAGCCCGGAACATCAAATCTGACCTGTGATTGTGACTCAGCAAAGTTTCTGCTAATTTCTGCAAGTCTTTGGAATGGTCCAAGAGCTGTGTTTACCAGGTTTACAAATGAAGTTAGGCCATCAACCATTTGTTTTAATCCTGAGCCCTCACCGGAAGCACCAAACAAAGTCACGTTTAATTCAACAATGGTTTTGCCAAGTTCCCTTAATGAAGTGCCTAAAGCATAGCCAGATGTTGCAGCACCCTCTTTGCCAGTTAAACCTGCAATGAATTGTTCTAAAGTTGGTATTAAAGTTTTGGTAGCAAAAGAAGCAAACTTATCCAAAACAGGTAGCAACGCTTCACCAAGTGATTCTTTAGCTTCATCTGTTGCAACTTTAATTCTTGCCATACGGCCTGCAAAAGTATTAGCAGCAATATCAGCCTGGCCAGCAAAAGTATCAGACATTGCTTTAGTGGCTGCATCAAAGTCTTTGGTTTTAATAATGTTTTCATCAAGAGGAATACCAAGTTTTTTCAATGCACCAAAGTTGCCATCATAAGCTTTACTTAGGGCCTCAGATACAGCTGCTAAATCTTTACCTGTACCAGCTGCAATGTCTAAAGCAAGTGTTTGTAGTTTTTGTGCTTTGGCCACGTCACCTGTTGATCTAACTAACCTGTCAAGGCTCGGACGTAGTTGATCATCAGTAATACCAGTAGCACGTGAAGTCTTGTCAATATAATTTTCAGTTGCTTTAATTTGGGCATCAGTTGCCTTAGTTGTATTCTGTAAAGTCTTAGCAAGAGTGGCCTGAGATTTCTCGTCCTCAATAGCTGCCTTGACAGCATCAACACCAATTTTGATAGCCATAACACCAGCTGCTGCACCAAGGGCTGCAAAAGCCACAGCACCTTTTTTAAGTGTGTCACCAATTTTGTCACCAAAAGAACGCGTGTCATTTTCGGCTTTGTTTAAGTTTGAAGTGAATTGGCTTGTGTCAGCCAGGAGTGATAACTTGAGCGTTCTGATGTCAGCCATTTGCTACACGTCCTTTCCATTCATCAGCTATCTTACCAACACCGGCAACCCATTTATCTGAAATGGTTTTCTGCATAATTTTGAGTGTTGGGAATATGAAGTAACCTGAATTACCTGAACCAACTTTAGGTGATCTAGCAGGCAAATTTTTTCTGTTATATGAACCAAACTCAACACCAAACACAAGTGTGCCAGCACGTGTTCCTGATGAAGTTACAACACTTGAACCACCAATTGCAATTTTTGGAATTCTGTCTCGTTCAACTTTAATTGATTTGGCAACAGCCACAGCTTGTCTTGATATGTCTTTGCCGTTAATGTCTTGCGCAAAAGAAGCTCTAACAATAATTGCATCTTTAATCTCTGTTGCAAGTTCCTGAGCAACGCCACGCAAATCATCACTAGCCATTTTATCCATTACCTTAAAAGTTCTTAAGATTGCAAAGATGTCTTTGTCAGCAACTTTAATTGAAATTGTTTCTTTACCAGAATTGTTAGTTAAGGCCATTTAACTTACCTGCCACATCTAGCATGGTTGAGATTTGTTCTGCTGAAAGCGTTGAGAGTTCTGACAATGGTTGGCGCGTTACCAAAGCCAACTCGATTAGAGTTCTTTGGACGCTTCCAGCTTGGTAAAATTTGATTTCTGATAATCAACTGCTTCCAAGTGAACAACATTTTTTTTCCAGGCATCAAATGAACCTGTTGGTTTGTCATCAATTCTTTTTTGTATTTGATAAGCGCATTGAAACAGGAAGTCCAAAGAGGGCTCTGATTTGTTAGCTGCAAGTGATTGGAGGACCAGTCCTGTTGCTGTTTCTGCTTCGGCAATTTCCCAAGGGATAGTCCATTCTGTAAACTTTTGTCCATTGGCTAATTCCCATTCCATCTGTATTTTAATCATTGTGTGTGACCCCTGTCTTGGGTGTTAAGCCTTAGAGATTGATCTCACAGGCAAGGTGACTGTTGTGGTGTTTACGTCTGTTCCTCCACCACCGAATTGTGGTCGGCGTGGGATTACAGTTAGTGTTACAACTTTGCTGTTAATGGTTGCTGTTGCAGCAAGAGTTGTGTTTGGGCTTACGTCAGCTGCGTCCCATAGAGCATCACATAAACCGGAAGCAACGCCCCAGTCTTGCAAGATTTCTATAGTTAGTTCGCCTTTTTCATTATCAACTGTGTAGTCAACTGTTCCGTTTAATGTTTCAACTTGTGCGTTAGCATCTTGGAATGTTATTACTCCGTTGAGAATTTGGTCATCATAATTAACACCTGCAATTGTGATTGCAACTGCTCTGCCTATTTGTACTGTTGTGGCCATGTCATCTCCTTAAGGATTCCATATTGATCTAACAGACACTTCTGCTGTTAGAACATCTGTTGTGTTTGCTTGACGTATTCTAGGACTAGATACGCCCAGGATTTGGAAATTGCTTGGTATTAGAGGCAAGATTGTTTGGACCATTGTCTCTAAATTTATTAGGCTTGCAGGATTGCTTATTGGTGCTGCAACAAGTTCAAGAACATATCTAATGAAATAGGTTGGTGTGTTTCCTAGTGTGGCTGTTTCTAGCCATGGATCAGATGTCACTATTAGCACGCATGGTGGGATTATGGTTTCAGGCACATGATCATAAACAGAATAAATTGAGTTGGAAGTTATTGCAGCTTCTAAAGTGTCTCGTACTGATTGAATTGTTGCCATTAGCCAACAATGCTTTCAACATCAAGATAAGGGCCAAGTAAACCGATAACACGATTAAGAATTGATCTGCCCATTTTGTAAGGACCAGGAGTAAAATCTAGTCCTTGTTGTGAACCACCGGGGGCAATGCGTGCCTGGAATATGTCTACAGCTACAACTAGCATGGCTGATTCAACAGCTGAAACATCATCATATTGTGTCAGGTCATTGACGTAGGCTGAGCCACTAGGAATAACTGCGTGTTCTTTAACATCTGCAAGTGTTCTAGCAAACTTGAATTTGTAGTCTGTATCAATTGCTGTTACTACTCTTGAGCCGTTAAAGTTTGAGCCAACACCGGCAATGGTGACTGTTTGGCCTACATAAAATTTGTGTGGTGTGCTAGTTGTCATTTCTGCAACATTAGAAGTCAATGAATGTTTGATAATAAAAGTTTTGTATTGGGTAAGCATTGGCCCAATGATTTGTTCTGCTGTGTCACAAATATCTGTAAGTGTTGCATCAGGATACAACGCGCTTGAAACTCCAAGAACGGATCGTAATTCTGCTGCATTTATTACTGTAGACATTGTTTCCTTTCAATGTGGGTGACCCTCCCGGTACAGGGGTCTAAACCGGGAGAGTCGGTTAAGCTCGCTGGATTTAGGTTAAGTTAAATCTGCGAATGCCAGTTGCTTTTTTGGCTGCGATTGCTAGGTAGCCGTAAAGCATTAGCTCAACAATTCCGTCAGTTGTACGTGTTACTTGTACAGAACGGGTTGGTGATTCATACACAGTTACTGCTTCTGGTGCAACGATAAATGCTGATTCGTCAATAACACCTGATGTAACAATTCCATGATCAACATAAAGGTCAAGACCTAAAACGTTGCCACGAATTGCTTGTGCTGAAACATTGCCTGATGCATTTTGAGGTTGTGCAGCAATATATAGAGGACGTTTGCTGTCATCTGTGTAACCCATAATTGCAGCCCATTGATCTGGGGAAGCAATTAAGTTACGTGCAAAGTTACCTGAACCTTTGTAACAAGCTGCTGATTCAACTGCAACAAAAGATTGTAATCCTGCTGCTGTTGCTGCAACTGCTGTTGCTTGTGTTCCTGATGCTGTCAAAACTGCAACTGCTGCTTTGTCAGTAGCAAGTGCGTAAGCGTTTGCCATTTCGCGTACAAGTTCATTGAAGAACAATGGACCAGAACGTTCAATCAGTTCAAGTGAGATTTCGTTACGTCCAGCAAATTTTTCAACATTTACTGTGATGTAATCGGAAGTCATACCTGTTTCAGATGGTGCGCTGGTTTCATTTGTATCAGCAACAGTTGGTACTGCTGTCAATTTTGGAATTGTAAAACTTAAACCGGTTGGAGGCAAAACACCAGATGACAATGCATCTATTGTTGGACGGCCAGCGATTGAAGTTGAAACAAATTCGTTCATGTGTGGTGCAAGAGTCAAACCTGTGTTGGTTGATGATGTGTCATCAGCAGCCATAACAAATTGGTTTGATTCGTGATTACCAAGTGATGCTCTTACTTTGTGTTCTAAGTATGAAGCAGCAGACATGATTGGTGATCTTGGTTTTGTGAATATTGCAGGGTGTACTGACTTTGAGGCTTCAACTGCTGCAGATACTTCTGGCGCAGCTTCTTGAACCTCTGGAGTTACTTCATTTGGTTTTTCCATTGAAGTGACCTCACTTTCGGTTGTGGTTTGGTCATCTGCGCTTGCAGCGACTTCTTCATCTGGTGTTTCTGCGCTTGCAGCCACATCAGAAATTTGTGCATCAACAAATGCTGGATTGCTCACATGTGAAACTTCAACTAAAGAAGCCTTTGATACGTAAACAACACCATCTTTGTTTTTGTAGGTTTCAATATTTGCACCTACAGATAGTCCTGAAACTAATCCCTCTTGTGCGTTTACAAGGGCATCATTAGCTGCTGTTGTGTTTGCTAGTTTGAATGTTGCAACAATGCCAATAGGTGTTGCATTATTTGAAATCATGCGTCCTAGTGGTTTTGTTGAATCGTGTTCTGCTAGCAATTTAATATCACCGGTTATGTCTAATGATCCTTGAGCAAATACAACGTCACCCATTGAGGTGCTGCCAATTTTGTCAAAAGGAACAATGAGTCCTGTGATTTCTCGTTTGCTTATGTTTGCTGTTAATACATTGGAGTTAAAATTTAATATCATAGTGGGTCCACCAAATCCTCGTCTCGTCTAACTTCATTTACTGTCATTATTCCTAGGGGTACTAGCTTGGAATAAATTTCTGCTCTTTCAGTTGGGTTGCCACGTAAGAAGTCATCTAAATCAAATCTGCAATGTTGTCCACGTGGTAGAAGCATTGAAAGTGTTTCCTCAAGTACTACAAGAATTGGTTTGAGTGAAAAATCAATTAAGGCTCTGCGTTCTGATGTCACGTTTGAGTAAGTCATGCCTGATGAATTAACTCCTAGATACCATTCAGGTATTCCTGTGAGTCTGGCAACTTCCGAAACTAGGTGTTGTCTTGCTTCAATAAGTTGTAGTTCAGCTGAGTTAAACCCAACTGATGTCATGTCCACGCTGTCGTTTAAGAATGCTGTGCCTCTTGTGTTGCGTGCTGTTTTCCAGGCATCAAGTAAAGCTGTGACACGTTCTTTAGGTAAAGGCAAAGTTGATTTTAAGATCATGGTCGGTGTTGGTTCTTGTGCAAATCTGTAACTTGCTTTTTCAAGTTCTAGTGCAGAGCGTAAAGTTAATCCTGCTCTGTTTAAGATACCCTCATCCAATCCAACAAAAGGTATAAGACTTCCAACGCCTGCGTTTGGTACAAGGATTGCATCTATCTCATAACCAATAACAAATTTTGATGTGTAGTCAAGTTTTTGAAATACTCTGTCTGCTGAAATCCATTGTGCTGATACTGGTTTGTTTAATGGATCAACTTCTGTGACTTGCCAATAGGCTTGCCCTCTAAATAGTAGGTCCTCAATTGTGTAAGCATAAATTACAGCTGATGCCATTCTTGGGTCAGGGTTTTTGATAATGCTTGGGGCTTCTATATAGGCTTCGTCCATTTCTCGGTGGACTTGTCTTGGCAATGATGCAATAGTTCCACAGATAATGTTTCTTGCTCTTGCTACAGCTGGTACAGCCATTGCTTCGGAACGTGAAATTGCTGGATTAAATCCTACGCTGTAAAAGGTTTGTTGTTGGTCCGGGAATACGTATGGTGCAACTGATGCATCAACTTTTGTAGGAGTGTCATCTGCATTTAAGAAGTTTGTAAAGAATCCCATTGTCTTAGCATTATATTGCAATGAAGTGACATAATCTAGTGCTGGCCGTATTGCCTGAGTTTCATTTAAGCAATTTGAATATCAACTTGACCTGATGATTGGCGTTCCTCTGCTTTATGTATTGCCAACATCATTGCAATTGCAGCTGTTGATTGTCTACGTCTCATCACATACCAAGCACCTGAATCATTTTGTTTCTTGATACACGATATGACAGATGATGTCAGTTCCGGCTGATTGGCGTGAGTTAAACGCCCACCTGTCATAGCGCCTAGGGTTTCATTGCAAGCCTGGTAATACTTCATTCCTGAAATTACTTCTGATCTTAAACCTGCTTGTATAAGTTTGGCTGACACAGACTCACCTGAGAACCTGTTTAATATGATGCTTTCAGCGTTATAACTTCTAGCCCATTGTGCTACATGATCAGCAATTTTAAGGTCATCAATTGGTTTGTCTGTTTCCTGCATATCCATCACAGCTACAGCAATTGATTTATCGTTTAGTATTTGTGCGCCCACTATTGCAAAGTAAGTTCGTTCCGGTGAAATCTCAACACCTATCCAAGTTGGTCGGTCTTGCTCAAGTTTAAGATCAGGTCTAGTGCAATTAGCCCAAGAGTCATAACCCCAAGGACTTGTAACAGTTTCAACCCATTGACATAACATCTCTGTTTGAATTATTGGAACAGGGTCACCCATTCTTGCCTGTAACACTTCCTCAGTTATGGTGTGACCAAGAGCAGGGTTAGCTTGAGTCCAGGCTTTTCGGTCAGATATTTTTAAGCCATGATCTGCTGACCATTCAAACCAAGCAATGTCATCATCTGTTTTGTTTTCAATCTTGTTGTAAGCCCTAGTTTTAATTTGGTTTAGTACAACACTTGAGGCATCACCGGCATTTGAGGTAATCCACATTTGAGGGTTCTTTGATGCTTGCATTGTGTAAGCAAGAGCTGCAAAAGCGTCAGATGTTTTGTGTTGCCTGGCTTCGTCAAGATAAACAGTTGTAGCTGTTAAACCACGTGCAGCACCTGGTGATGGTGCAATGATTTTGTAACGATTCCCATTCTTGAGTAATATTTCCTCTCGCCCATTAGCTCTGACAACCTGTTTAACTTTTTTTGATAACCAAGGGAACGCATCAATGTTTTCTACTACTGATCTAAATGTTTCTAAAGCAATGTCACGATTTTGCGCTGTTGCAATTTGTAGTTTCTCGTCCCATAAGAATAACCCTGCCAAGATTCTCATTCTAAGTAAATGTGTTTTGCCGTTCTGTCTAGCTACAAGAACACCCACAGTCCTTGCACGCCATTGATTATTATTGTGCTTGCTTGCCTCGTTGATTACATACTCTTGCCAAGGCATTAAGGGCATACCTATGGCTTCTGCAAACTGTCTGACTTCTAAACCTTTTGATGGGTAATCAGTTGGGGTAGTTTGTATCCTGGGGAGTGCTGAACCTATGAGTACGGATTTCATCTAGTGGACTCACCTCGTTACTAATCTCTGGACGTTCTCCACGTCCGTAAACACTTAAACCATATTTATCTAACACAACTTGTAGCTGTCTAGACAATGATGCAATGTCTTTAAGATTAGAATCATCAGCGTTGTCAATCAAACAGGTATGACTTCCGATTACATCACAGTAAATGTTGAAAAATTTGCTGGACGTAACGAAATCTCACTTGAACTGATTGAACGTTCTGGTCCATTGTTCTTCAATGAACTTGTACGCGAAATGGCAAACGCTTACGCACTTGCTACTGACAAAGCAGCAGTTGCAGTTTTGACAGCATCAGGAACACAAGCAACAAGCGTTGCAGCAACAGCAGCAGGATTACAATCCTTCGTTGCAGTTGAATCAGCAGCTTGTTACAAAGGTTCAGGTAACTTTGCACGTAACTTAATTGCTTCCCCAGATCAATGGGCTGCAATCATGGGTTACACAGATGACAGCAAACGTCCTCTATACATTGCTGCACAACCACAAAATGCATCAGGCAATGTTTCAGCACAAGCAATTCGTGGAAACGTTCTAGGTCTTGACCTTTATGTTGATCATGGAATTGTTACTTCAGGTGTTATTGACGAATCAGCATTTATCGTTGCACCAGAAGCAGTAACTGTGTACGAATCACCAACCCGTTCTGTACAAGTAACACGTACAACTGATGGGATTGTCGAACTTATGCTGTACGGCTACCTAGCAATCGCGGCCAAAAAAGCTACAGGCATTCGCAGATTTAACTTAACCTAAATCCAGCGAGCTTAACCGACTCTCCCGGTTTAGACCCCTGTACCGGGAGGGTCACTCACATTGAAAGGAAACAATGTCTACAGTAATAAGTGCAGCAGAATTACGATCCGTTCTTGGAGTTTCAAGCGCGTTGTATTCTGATGCAATACTCACAGACATTTGTGACACAGCAGAACAAATTATTGGGCCAATGCTTACCCAATACAAAACTTTTGTTATCAAACGTTCTTTGACGTCAAACGTTGTAGAATTAACAACTTCAACACCACACAATTTTGTTGATAATCAAACAATAACTGTTTCAGAAGTTGCAGCACATTTTAACGGATCACACACAATAAGTGAAATAGTTACAGATTACAAATTTAGATATCCAGTCACACAATCAGATGTGACAGAACGTGTTGTTATTCCAAGTGGCACAGCACAAGTCAATGACCTTACACAATACAACGAAGTCTCAGCTGTTGAATCAGCCATGTTAGTTGTAGCTGTAGATGTGTTCCAAGCACGCATTGCACCAGGTGGCTCACAGCAAGGACTTGATTTTACTCCTGGCCCTTACAAAATGGGCAGATCAATTCTTAATCGTGTTATTGGTTTACTTGGCCCTTATCTTGATGTTGAAAGCATTGTTGGCTAATGGCAACAATTCAATCAGTACGAGACACTTTAGAAGCTGCAATAACTTCCAACTCAATTTATTCTGTTTATGATCA